CAAACCGCCGTAGGACGTGTTTGTACTGAGGGAAACCACCCCGGCATATGATAACATCAGGTCGGTAGTCAGGCAGCTCAGAACGCTTAAAATCGGGTATCCAGCGCTCAACCAATCCAGGCCCATACCGGTGTACCCTGTCACCCCCCCAGTACCACAACTCAACCACTTCCCCAAGGCCAAACGCCAAGTGTGTCCACATGTCGCTTGATTCGGCCAATGTACGCACCTGCTGGGTGCGCTTATCGACCTTGCCTCTGAGAAACAAATACTTCACTCAAGCGCCCCCATCAACTCCTTGGCAAATTCCGTGTTCCTGTCCACCACCCGCTCGGTATACGAAGCCATGTGGGGCGTTCCGTAGAACCTGCACCCCTCATCGTCAAACAGCCCGTTGTACGGCTCGGGATCATGCACGTCAGCATAGTACACCCCGTCCGTGTCCATCAGCCAATCATACATGGCATCCACGTCCACAATGTCACCACGGCTGGTGTTCACCACCGCCGCCCCGTTCTTCAGCCACGACAGCTTCTCCGCGTCAATGAAGTGGTGATTGTACGCCACAGATGTACCAAGATTGATACACTTGGCCGGTATGTGAATGGTCACAATGTCTGCTGCCCGTGCAAACTTCTCAAGCTCGTTAGGCATGGAGCTTTTGATGTCATACACCATTGTTCGAGACGGCAGCATGGCCTCCACCTTGGAGCCAATGTGCCCATTTCCAATCACCAGAATCTTCTTGTCCACCAAACTGCCCCGCTTGTAGCGGTGCCACTCACCCAAGTCTGACTTGTCCAACGTGGCTGCGTGCATGATAAAGGCCACCGTCAACTCTGCCACGGCCTTTGATATCTCTTCTCTTACCCCCATTGGGGGGAACCATACCCTTACCCCCCGTTCGGCAATCTGTTCAAGGGGTAGGTTCTCGCTTCCAATCCCGGCACGGTACATGTACTTCAGGCTGGGAAACTCGTCCAAGTCCACCTTCCGTGCCCCCTGAAGAAGCATCACCGCATCCTGTTTCTCACAGTTGCTTTCAATCTCACACATGGCCGTGTTGCAGTACACATTCATCTGTTCACCCCTGGTTAATTGTGTTCAAATCCCACGTAGTATTCTTGGTATACTGTCGGCGTAATAATTGTCACCAGCACAATCTTATTCAAATCCCTGAGAATCATTGGCGTCGCAGCCTCGTGTTCCATGAGCCGACTCCAAGAATTGTCTTTCTCCTTGTAATGGTGACCTGCCCCATCACTATATCCGTCCATTCCGGCGATAAACACCCGCTGCGCCCCCAACATGATTGCATATGCAGCAGCCAGCACCCCACCGGACGCCCCCCTGCTTACTACGCGGCCGTCAAAAAATTCAATCGACCCCACAGAAGATGGATACTCGTTCTCCACATCAAAATGGCCACCCATCTTGCTGGTCAAAACCAGGGTGCTTTTGGGATTCACATACTTACCGTACTTTTTGTATCGCTTCTTTGAAACAAACAGGTGATAGTCGGGAACAAAACGTCCCGCCAAGTGGTGTACACCTATGGTGGTTTTCCCATCTGCAAAAGCACGAATTACGTCAGCATAAGCCCCAACACTAGGGCCTGTTGCTATTACCAGCCAGTCGTTCAAGAGCGTCCTCCGCGATAGATACCAAGTCCAAACCATCGTCCCTGCGAATCACCTGTTTTCCCAACAACATGTCTGACTCTTTGGTGCCCGGAACCATCCACCCCCCGCGACGGCAAATCCTCCACAGCTCTGTGGATGGAAACGGTTGCGCCAGCGACAGCGAATAGCTGTCCACCTTGATATCTTTCGCGTAGCGCAAGGTATCGTTGATTTGCTCTTCGGTTTCCCCCGGCAATCCAATGATGAAAAATGCGTGTACTTTGAAGTAGTCTTTTGCAACGCCTATCGCTTTCCGTGTCCATTCAAGATCAAGGCGCTTCTTGATTACCGTATTGAGGATATATTCGTTGCCGCTTTCAACAGCAAATGTCATCTGGTAAAACCCCGCATCCCGCATCGTGGCAAATGTTTCTCGCAGCTCAGACTCTTTCTTTATGTAGAACCTGATTCCAGAAGGGTTGCACAGATGTATGCCAAGAGGCTTTAGCCCCTCGCATATGTCCATGAACCGAGTGCGATTTACCCCCATGCTGTCATCACAAAACTGCACCTCCTCAATCCCCGTAGTGCGAACCGCCTCCGTAATATCTTGCACCACGCGCCGTGCCGATTTCGGACGAAACTTGTGGCCGAAGTGGTTCGCCGTAGAACAGAAAACACAATGTTCCGGGCAGCCCCGCGATGTCTCATAGAGGATGGTCTTTCGACTCTTGGGAAATGGATTTTGGGGAAGAGCTTTTGTCCAATACTTTTCCATTGGCAAAAGTGACCAATCTATCTGGGGGCTTTTGTCCAAATCGTCTAACCGCCCAAGGTGAACAATGTCGGGCAAACTGTTCAGTCGGTCAACAACCTCCAGAATCTTCTGATCCGCCTCCCCGCACACAACGGAATGAAACCCAAGCTCCCTGACATCACGAGCATTGAGGCTGGCATGGTTTCCCCCAATGATAATGGGAATACCAAGCGAAAGCAATTCAAAATACACAGCCCGTACAAGGGGGTATTGGCTGGTTGTCAGACAAGTAATGGCAATCAAGTCTGGACTGAATTCTTCCACCCGGCGCCGGATACCGTCTGGCATCAGTCCATAATAGTCTGTTTCCTCATCGAAGCGAATGGTTTGATCAATGCCCTCAATTACGCTGTCCAAATACAAAACCTCATACCCCGCACGATTCAGGGTAGTGGCAAGTATGGCAAGCGCCAAATTGGGCTGCGCCCTCCTATGAACATTCTTGGACAAATCACTTACTGGAGAATGCAGTATTCGGTATTGTGGAGAAATGAGAACTACGCGCATTTTGCATACCTCCTCAGCCACCACTCAACCTGCCCAAGTTGCCATTCGTAATCCACGTCTATCCCCGCCTCGTTCTCAATGCCATAGCACGGCACATGGAGCCACCGCTGTGGGGGAAGCCCACTGTGAAGCATACTCATGTTCTCCCTTCTCACCACAGCACACCCACAATCATAGAACCAAGCATCACCGGCAGAATTACGATCACAACTCGCGCCGCCATGATGGTAATGCCACAGGCTTTCCCCGCGCACCCTTGCTCTTGTTGGGTGAAACATGTTGTACTTCGACACCGTACAAGCTGAGGCATATCCATCCTGAAGTGCCCGCAACCCGTCAGCAATGTGGAAATCTGCAACTGTCGGGGCGTTGGCCATCAACAACACCAGTATTGGCTCAACCACTCGCGCCGCACAATGCTGGTATACATCCTCGCCCAGAGCCTCATCAGTTGCCAGTTCCGGGGGGCGATGCAACCTCTCCCCATAGGCTTTTGCAATCTCGTGTACATCTTCATCGTCGGTGGAGTAGTATATCTTGTCCACCATCTTCTGAGCCGCAAGCAGAGGCCACTCACACATTGGCCTACCGCAGACCACATGGGTGTTCTTGCCGGGAAACCCCTTCGACCCCTTGCGACCAATCAGGATTGCTGCAACCATGATTTTGTCCCCGGAAAATCAAACATGAGTGACTTGGGATTGTAGCAGTAAATCGGAATCTTGCACACCCCACTCTTAAACCACTTCTTCATTTTGTTATATGCCTGATGGCGACCGTGAATTTTTCTCTTTGCCCAACCGCCCCCAACCAACCCATAGTTCCTGACTTGTTCGTGTTCCAAGAAGAAAAAACGATAGTCATACAAGTCCACTCCAGCAACCAATGCTCGCTCATATCCATTTTTGACCGCCCAATGAAGACATTGGGTTATGCTAGATGCCCTCCACTCCCGATCTGGGACATATTCACACATTCTCAGGTTTCCAAGCATCGGCATTTGATAATCTCGTGCCACAAAAATTGTGTTCTTGTAGCACGGCGCAGAAGCCTCTTTGACGTATATCTCAAATGCTTCTTCAAGCGTATGTCCCAACTTGGCTATCTTCCTGTCGTGCCGAATGTCTCCAACCAGCATGTAAGTAGGCTCGATCCACCGCTGAAACACAAACCAGTTCACACCAATAGAATCAAACTGACGAAGCTCATCCCACTGCTCATCAGACAATTCGTTCAGACTATACCCACACCCATATATTGCCAATGTTTTCATTTTAGATATGCCACCGTGTTGTTACTGAATGGACGAAATTTGTACCCCTGCCCCTTAAGCAGCGCCCTCACCTCATCATTATCAGGCAGATCCTTGCTTTCATATATCAGCACCTTGGGTCTTACGTTGAAATCCATGCTCTTGATTATCTTGCCATCATACCCCTCGGTGTCAATTACCAACACATCAAGGCGCTCTATGCCGTAACGCTCAAACAACTGGGAAATTGTAATGCACTTAACCCGAATAGTGTGAAACGGATGACGACTTACCTTGGGATGAACAATCTCAAGGCCACTACACACCTCGTGTCCATCACACACATGAAAGTCCTTGGTTCCGGCGGACTCGGCAATAGCAACATTCTCAAACGCCAGCCCCCCAACTCCCCGATAGGTTTCTTTCAGCCGTTTAAATATGTGTGGAATCGGCTCAACGAAAACCCCACGCCACCCGAAGGTCAACACGCGCTCACGAACAAAGTCCACCCCATCATTTGCGCCAATTTGTACAAACGACAGACCATCACGGTTCTTAAAGAAATGCTTAAATAGTGCCATTCATCCCTCCAAGAACCTTGTCCATTCTCCGCATCTCTTCTCCCATGACCACCTCTCCTTGGCTTCTTGAATTGCTCTGTCAGATTCTGGTTTGGGATACTCAAGGCAACACTCAATTCCCTCTCGAATGTCCGGCACGGTTCTGGCCACAACGTCTTGTGCCTCTATTTCGTTTGGTATCGTAGAAACAATGCCTCTCCCACAGGCCAGCGCCTCTAAGACTGAAAGGCTAAGCCCTTCGCTGGATGACGCACACACATATATATCAATCGTGTTATACCATGCCGGCATTTCATACAGTGCTAGATTTCTTGGAGCCAAACAAAGCTCATACTCGTCATTGTCCATCCAGTCATCATCATACCCATCACTACCATACTCCATATTTAACGCTGGTTCAACAAACTCTTTGACACCCTTACGCCAATCATGTTTGGGGTTATACGCACAACCGATCTTCATCTTGCCACCACCAGAATAATGGCACGGCACACGCTCGCGCCGAAACAGCCCCACATCGACTCCGTTTGGGGTATAGGATGCGTATGGAAACAGTCTGTGCAATCGTTCTGAGACAACATTCACCCCCCGGAAAGTGGAAAGAAACTCGTGAAGATCATTCGGCGGAAGCACGTCCTCGGTCGGGGTGGTCTTGTGTCCGTCCCACTGATGGTGCCCGTGTACCCCAACGAAGGTTCTGTCCTTGGGCAGAAAGTCCACCTTGTCCCAATATTGATAACCCATCACGAGGAATCTGTCAGCCTTCGACCGCTTGATTTTCTTCGCGTCCGTCTTCGCTGCAAAGACCTCAAACTCGTGTTCTGACTTATTGAATTTGATAAGCCCCTGAGCTATGCGGTCATAGGCCCAGCCCCACTTGTCAATTATCAGGCAGATTCTCACGCAAAAACCTCACCAAATTTCGAGTACAGTAGTCCCTCGGTTTGCCCTCATAAAACCTTTTGGTTCTCTCTATTCTCTCGTGTCCAACAAAACGCTTCCCATCCCATATAGAGGTGGGCACACCATACCGTATCATCTCTTGGTTTGGATAAGACAACTGTTTTATGTTTACATGTTCCTCAACAAACTGGGCACATTGCTCAACCAGCGGCTGTGCCCAATTGTAGTCCTTGTCCTCCGAGTACACAATTTTGTGCCGCGTACCACTCAGAACTTCCGCATAGTATTCCAGCCTGTCGAGAAACTTGCTCCGCATCTTCCATATGATGTGCCTGTCGCGCAGCCGCTCAACCAACGAGGCGACCACCTTCCCCGTTGGGCCCTCCATCGTCACCAGCACCCGCCCCTTCTGCGGGTCGCGGCGGAACCGAGGCGAGGGGTCGAAACAGGGCACGGCAAACGGAATCACGGGTACGGAATTCGGCGAAGCATTGTCCATCATCGCAATATAATCCGCCCTCAGCCCGCCCTTGTTCTTCCTCTTCTGCTCCATTTCCTTGGCGTAATCCACCATTACCACCCGGCCACGGAATGAGTTTGCACATTCTATAGCCCCCTTGTCTTTTCCCTTGTACCACCAGCTTGACGGCACAAGATAGTAATCCCCATCGGGAACATTGTGGGGGTCTGATATGGGTATATACTCAAAATGTTCCCGCTCGGCAACATGCCGCATTCGACTTTCCCGGCGGGGTTTGGTGAAATCAACAATACGCACGGCGCTGCTCCTCCAAGTGCTTCTTGAGTGCCGGGGTCAGTTTCATCTTCACCTCTAGACATTGAAGTGTATCAATCCCAAGATGATGACATATGCAAGCGCGATGAGATCCATCCACACGTACACCGGGTTCGGCCACACGAACAAATCCCCGAGAATAGTCAAACCCGTTCTCCCGAATGCTCTCAATAAGCTCGTCAAACTTCTGCATCCGCGCCTCAATCCAGTCATTTGACTTCCCGTTGTTCTGGTGAAATATAATGTATGTCCGATAGTTCCCCTCAAGGTAATCGAGATGCCGCTGACAATCCCCCGCAATCAAGTCTTCCGTTTTCACCACAACGATTTTGCCACCACGATTCGATGCCTTGCGCTTCTCCTTGCACGACTTAATGCCTACGTACTTCATCAATATACCCCGCTAGTTCATTGTAGCGCACTTCGCTGGTGTGGTATTTCAGAAAATGCTCATGCCCCGCAGCAGCAATGTCCTCTGCCGCATCCATCTTCTTCAAAATGTCGTTTGGTGTATCAAATTTGATACAGTGCTTTCCGTTCACGTAATCATTGCGCACGACATGGGGTGTCGTTGGTGACGCCAAACAGCTACCCACAGCAGGAATCTCCTGGTATCGGAAGCAGCAGTACCCATTCCCCTGAAAGCTTAAAGATACCTTGCTTTCGCCGATTAGTGACAGATATTCTTCGCGGGGCAGTTTCCCCTTGCCCCCCTCCTTGTAGAGCTTGAATATCGACCCCTCGGGAGCGACTTCCCGTATTTGACCGATCCAATGCTGCCGTGACGGGTGACTCTTAGCACCGCAAAAGGATATCGGCACCCCGGCAGACTTGTACTGGGACAGATCGGGAGAGGGGATGGAAAATGGATGCACCCACGACGGATACTCCACATGCTCCAGATACTCTCTCAGGAGGCAAATAACCGGTCTCAAATCCATCCTGAGTCTATCCCCTATGCCACGCTCGTCATCAAGGTTACAATCGTCTAGGAGGCCGTATGGGCGCCCCAAACCCTCGATATACGAAACCACCTTCTTGGCAATCTGGGGATAGGTGTATCTGGCCTTCTTGAGCCGCCGAACCCACTGTTTTATCCCCAACACAAACACCCAATCCCCAAGCTGGGGGTACTGCCCACAGTCCACATCATTCCACGAAACGGTAGTGACATCCGCACCAAACCAACCCTGTATCATATTGATACGCTCGTCCGTGAAATACGTGCCCCCAATGATTATACTTCCTGACATTCTATCTCCCTGTGGCCGAGTGCCAACCATGCCGCCGCCCGGTGGTGTCCATGCTGTATCTCATCATCCCGCACCTCTATGGGCTGCCGCATCCCCTTTTTCGCCAAGCTCTTGAGCAACAGATTGTACTTTTCGGCCTTCTTGTCGGGGTCTTTCCCCCGTGATTGCTGCCAATCTCGGTACACCCAGCAGTCCATTCCGGCATAATATGCAACCGCATGGGCATAGTGGGGAGTCAAACAAACAATGGTGTGTTGCAAATTCCCCTCTTCGTCGAGCCGGAATCTCAGCTCTCGGATTTTCCTTGTAGCCATTTCCAAAACCTCCCATTCCGCTGTCTGGCTATACGTTCAATTTTCCAAACCCGCATTCCGAATTGTTCCTGCAACGGCATGTCAAACCGCTTCATCTGCTCTCGGGTTGACTTTCTGTGTCCCCAAAGCCGCTCATACTCTCGCTGTTCGCTCCAAGGCGGACAGCTATGGATTCCAACAGGACATTGTTTGTCTGCAATAGAGATATTATCATGTCCAACCGTGCGTTCAAAAATTCGGTCAATTTTACCGAGTCTGTTTGCCCTGAAACCTCCAATCTCCCGACAGCGGGGAACTTTGTAGACCTTAATTCTTCCAGCAACTCGGCGGGTGTGCGGCTCATAGAGCTTCCCCCTGTGCATGGTGGTTTTGGCTGGCAGCGTGTCCAACATGAACTCCACCGCAGCCGGATGCAGAAACATGTCATCGTCCACGCGCAGCATCAACTCGGTGGGACACGTCTCCAACGCAAGGTTGTTTGCCTCAACCCACCCCTTGTTGTGAATGGTGACAATGGGCACCTTGTAGGTCTGTTCCTCCAGCGCCCGCATGGCATACGGGTAACTCGACCGCCCATTGGTAATCAAGAAGGCCGTAATCACAACCACTCCTTGAAGAAATCATCCCACGCCCTGTATTTGATTGACCAGTCCCAGTTCTCAACCATCTCCCGCCGTATATCTTCTCTATTGGGGTGGTGCCCACAATGATATTTCCCAAGCATCATACACAATTGCTCTGTGTTACGATACTTAACGGCACTATGAACATCTGGCATGTTACCAACCGGAGTGGTAAGTACGGGAACCCCACACGACATTGCCTCTAATGCCGGATTTGGCGTACCCTCAGAATCGCTGGTTACCACATACACCCAGATAGACCGATAATACTCCCGCATGTTTTGAGGTTCTAGCCGCTGCCTAGTGTCGTGTTTTGATGTTTGCAGGGGAACCCAATTTAGCGGCAACCTGTCTTCAAGGCACATAACTATGTCATAACGCTTGGCATATCTGTCAACATTCCCCACCCACCCAATACCACCGCGAGAGTTTGCCCTATCACTAGGTGTCCAGAACTTCGTGTCCACCCCGTTCTCTGTCAGCACAGGACTGAATTCCTTTAGTTCCTCCAGCAGCAGTCGATTGTTCACGCTTATCCTGTCAAACTTCCCCAACTCCTTCTTGTCATATTTGTGACTGGTCACCGATGCCAGATACTTGCGCTTTCCGTCAAACTTGACCTTTTTTGCAAGCGAATAGTGGCTGAAGTACACAACCTCATATTTATTGAGGGTTGGTACATCGTCAGCGTACACATCCAGATACGGCATGTAGTTGTCCCGCAGGAACTTCATCCGCGTATGCTGCACCCGCCCCGGCTTGCCACAAATGCACGCTATCCTTTTACCCACAACACGCTCCTGACTATCTTCTTCCCGCCATAGAAGTTCAGGCACCACTCCTTTGCCCCATTAAACGGTGCCCACACAGCCCTCGGATAGTCACCAAACTGCTTAATCAGCCGCGCCCCCTTGGCCCGAAACAGATCCATCATTCCCTTGGCGTTCACGATATACTTCATCCTGAAACCGTGAAACGTAAGTATGTCCATCGTCTCGCGGAAGTCCCGATTCTCACCATAGGCTTTGGGGTGAATCTCCATGAGTATCTTCACATGCTCGTTGTGGGACAGTATTTTCTTGGCCCCACGGATTGCCTCGACCTCTGCCCCCTCAATGTCCATCTTGATGAACACCCCATCGTCGTTGAATCGGGCATGGGTATCCAGCGTCGTACTCGAAACGTGCTTCTTCTTACCCACCTTCCGGGCTATGGAAGACTGGTTAGGTTTCTTCGACAGGTAAATATTCACCCCCAAGCAATGGTCAGTCACCGCATCCTTGAACACCAACACATTCCCCAACTTGTTCAACTCAAGATTCTTCTCCAGCAGCTTCCGAGAACGCTTGTCTGGCTCAAAGGCAAACACCTTCTCACACGCCGTGGCTATGGGAAGGGTGGTATACCCAATGTTTGCACCTATGTCATACCCCAACGTACACCCCTTGACCTCCTCACGAAGCACCCACATGAACGCAAATTCCCGGCCACCCTTACGAATCAACTCGCGGCCTATCCCCGGAGCGTTCGCATCAAGCCCCATCCTGAAGCCCTCTATGTCATATGCCCTAGCACTCACAGCAGCTTCTCCTCTTGTGCTACAAGTTCGTCATATGTCCACATTTGTGGCACATCAAAAAACAAATAAAGGGCCGCAGCACGAATATCCACCGATGGCGACGAAAGAAAACACTTCCGCGCCAGCTCGTGTCCAGCCAGCCTAATGTGTTCAAATTCTCCTGCAAGCGCTCGCTCCAAATTTCCATCCCATACAAAATGCTTGTCTGGCAGCATCACATTAAACGGGTACTGGCGCAAATCGTTGTCAACCATGAGGAGGGAGTTACACAACAGCGCCTCCCACTCTCTCCGACACCGCTTTCCAAGCCCCGTATACGATGGACACACCCTCGATTTTGCCATCATCTCAAGGTACTTCTTGCGTCCATATTTCGTCCCACAAATCTTAACACGTTTGCCGCTAAATCCACGAAGCTTCCTTTTTCGCCCGCCACGCAATTGCCCACAAAAAAACACATCCAGCTTTTTCTTTTGCCTTATCAGTTCCGGGTGTCGGTAAATAGACCACGGCACAGCCGCGCTTGGGCGATACGCCCCAACTCTCAAGTTCCCGTCCGAGCAAGTGGCGCTGTTTTCTTTCACATAAATATCAACCCACCGAAACTCATCCAACAGCGATGGCTCCGGCCGATAGTCCGAAAAAAGAATGCGCTTTCCCCTGAAGCCCCCAATCTCCCCCCCGCGATATCTCAACACCATCACATATGGATAATCTGAACGCCACTCTGTTCTTATACACCGCAACATAGACCTGTTCGCCACAACGGGAAAACCCGGAACAGTAGACTTGACAAACGACGTGTCGCCAAGAACCTCGGCATAGTGTTCTGGGCTTTCAAACACTAAGAAAACCATCTGTTCTCCGCTTCGACAACATCCCCATATGTCCACATCTGGGGCACATCAAAAAAGGTGTACAGCGCCGCCATCCTGATGTCTATACTTGGGCTACACATCCAGCACTTCCGAGCAAGATCGTATCCGGCACAGGCAATTTTCTCGTTCCATTTGGCCTCAAATGAAAAGTGCTTTCCCGGCTGCATGACAACAAACGGATAGTCCACCAGCCTCTCGTCCTGCACCAGCAATGCCCCCGTAAGCAACGCCTCCCACTCCCTGCGGCACCTGTCCCCATACCCCCTAAACGAGGGGGCCATCCGCGACCGGCCCATCTCCTTGAGATATTGCGGGCGACCATATGTGTGTTCATCGCCCCATTTGCCCTTCAGCCCTGAATGAACCCACTTCTTCACATGCCGCTTCCGCGCCTTGTGCATGTCGCCACAGAACAACCAATCGCGCACACGCCTCTCGCACCATTCAATCTTGTGTTTCTTGAGCAAAAACGGCACCTTCATGCTGGGACAGTAACACCCAATCCGCACATTATCACGGTCTGTGTTACGATACGAATTCTCCTTTATATACACATCCGCCACACTCACAAATGGCTCCCAATACCGGCCCTTGTCTCCACCGTCTACCACACACAAGCGCTTGCCCCGAAACCCCCTGACCCATTCCGTCTCGCTCTCATACTTGCCCTTGTAGGTATTCAGGAGTATGACATACGGTGCGTCTGGCTGCCATGTCGTATAGGCATACTTCTTCATCGTCTCGTTGCCAACAGTCGGCCATTTCTTGAAGGGTATCTTCACAAACGTATCGTCGTGAAGCACCTCCTTGTACTGCTCGACGCTCTCAAAGGCCAAAAGATTCATGCATCGCCTTCAGTATTTTGGGAACCGCATTTGGCTTGGGCTGCGCCGCAGGGGCTGGCTTCTCAAACCACTCGGCCAAGTTCTCTATCCGCACGCCTCCCCCTCGCGCAGACAAAAACTTCTCTCGCTGGTTTGAGTCAGGATACTTCACCAGCCCCGTGACGTTGGCCCACTTCTTCCCGCTGCCCATTACCCACAGCGCAGATGTCCCCCCAAAATTCAATATGTACTCATGGGAGTTGATAAGCCCTATAAGGTTAGTGTCCTCCACCGTGACTGGTTGCTGTAGATTTGGCGCAACAAACTTCTCAAGTGCCGATTTTGTGCAGCGCCGATACGGGGCGGGATGGGTCTTGATTGTGATTTGGATCACAGACGCGGGCAGACAATCAATAATACACCGCAGAAATTCAATGTTGTTCCGCGTGGTTATTTCTTTGGCCCAATCCTGCCGAATCGGCGAAACGTACCCCCTGCCGCCACCGGGATGAAGAATCAACACCGTGTTGGGACGGTAATCATCCGTAATCAAATCCCGCATCGGATTGCCGGTGGTAATTGTTTTTCCTCGCCAGTAACAGGAATCGCCCACATAGGGTATTCCAAATATGTCATCCCGCGAATTGTCATACCCAAGGTATTGGTCACAAATGGGGTGTTTCTTGAGAGTATATTTCACCCTGTCCAAATGCTTAATTGTTAAACCAATGGTGCCAGCAAGATACGCCACGGTGTTCGGAGCGGAAGCCGCAAAGTCGCAGGGTCGTGCGCGGTAAGCCTCGATATTCACATCGTGGTCAGACACCACCAGTTTCAACTCGTGACCCATCTCTATGAGCGGGTCTACAAGGTGCAGGATAGCCCTGTACCGCTGCATCATACATCTACGAAAGGCGAGCTTCAAGCAGCTTCTCCACGATGTCCCAATCTTCGGGGGTGTCTATCTCTGTGGCTGTCTCTGGGGGCATCATATACATACCTGTATCACCCCAGATACGGGGTTCGCCCCTCATACAAGCGCCCGCGCTAGTTATGTATATAGCCCCGTTTTCCATGCATATCTTTTTAATCTCGCCACGAAACGGTCGTGTGCTTGGATTATAATTAATTGGACAACCATCCTCGTCCCAATAGAAACAGCACCTCGGATTTACAACAGACAGAAGACTGTCGTGCTTTGTACTCTTATCAACAGCCCCGTCTATATCCTTGCCAGTAGTCAGCGGGCTTGTCGCCTGAAGCATCACCACTACGTCATCCGGCTCACACTCAGACCAACAGAAGTGCCGCAGAACATCGTCCGAGGTTGCGGTATCGGTAGCAAGCCATGCGGGACGATACAAAACTCGCACACCAAGACATGGCTCGATGTGCCCAACAATGTCTTCGTCATAGTCGGTACTCACCCACACCTCGTCCACAGATTTGGCCCCCAAAGCCGCATCAATAACCCAATAGCATAGGGGCTTGCCGCACATCTCCTTCATGTTCTTGTTGGGAATGCCCTTACTCCCCGCCCGAATTGGTATCAGCGCTCTAGTCTTCACCCTTGAGCTTCCTCCGGTTGGGGACTTCGCAATCGAGGATGTCCTTCTCCTTCACGCCGCTTGCCACCCGCACATTCCGCAAGTCCCGCACCAGCCGCTTCATGCCGTCAGGCTCCAGCGACGCCGCGTGGTCTGTGCCCTTCCACGTCCTGTCCAGCGTGAAATGCCGCTCAACCCATTGTGCCCCACGCTCCACCGCCGCAATATCCACCGCAATGCCACGATGGTGACCGGAGAACCCCACGGCCGCCGCATGTGACCACTCTCGCCGCAACAGGTCAATCTCAGCCAAGCACACGTCCTCAAATTCCACCGGATATGCCGACGTACAATGGTACACCACAATGCGCCCCTTCCACTCACTCGTAAGGCGGCGCAAATTGTCCCGTTCGTCCTTGGTCATCATGCCACAGGACACATGCAGCGGCCCCTCGTATCGCTCAAGTATCCATGCCATCATGTCAATATCGTGGTTCTTCGCAGACGGTATCTTCAACAGGTCTGGCCTCATCTCCACCAACTGCCGCGCAGAGGTCTTGTCCCACACAGAACACCCATACCCTACACCATGCTGGTGGCACAGGTCGCGTAGGGTATAATGCTCCGGCATGGAAAATTCCAGCGCCTCACGATGCTCCCCATATGTTGCTCCAAAGGAATTCGGCCCATCGTATGGACGCACATACTGCTCATCGGTCAGCAAGTCCCACACGCATCGTTTCTGGAATTTAACGTAGTCTACCTTGCAATACGTTGCAGCAACCACCACCATCTCTCTGGCAATGTCCAAATCGCCCTGATGGTTGCAGCAGCACTCACAAATAACCCTAGCCCCACCCGATGTTGTTTTCAAAATACTCATCTGTTGTCCTGTCTTTGAGTCCCAAATCCTTCAACAGCTTTCGGCGCCGCGCCTCAAGCCCCCTAAGAACTCGCTTTGAAAACCCGTGCTTCTTGAACCATTTCAGCGCATATGGCCGTCGCACCTTTGTACTCTCCGGAGGCCATTGTACTGGTATCTCACTTATTCCATTCAGTATACAGCACGCAAGGCGGTGCGACCCGTTCACAATTTCCAAGTCCCGGTCAAGCCGTATGCCCTTCACCGACATGTCATACCCCTTCTCGGCAAACGACTCCAGCAGCGCCAGAAAGTCCTTGACGCGCCTCTTTTCATATCCCGACGGCCACTTGTTTGGGCGAATCTTGCGTATCTTGTTGATGCGAATATGCTGCATCTTCCGATACTGCTTCCACCATTTGCCCCCCTCTTCGGCACACAGCAGCCGCATAATCATGTCCATGCGATTAAACTTGCCGTTGCGATACTGACTGTCCACAACTTTGGCAACAGAAATGAGCTTCACCGGATTAAGTGCCAATTCTCACCCTCCATACCCAAATCCGTTGCCGAATAGAACTGCGTTTCCGCAAATTCATCCACAAGCTTCTGCAAATACCGATACATCATTTGCACCTTGGCAGCCCCCTGGTTCTGGTGGGGGCGATTCGCCTTAATCAGGTACTTGTCGCGGTAAAAATCAAACCCGAACAACCACACCTCACTCGGGCTATTCTTCGCCAGCATAAGCCCTATGGCATACAGACCGGTCGTGGGCCACGCATTGCCGTTGTCTGACCGCCTCGCCGCCGACGTAACCCCACGAAGCAGCTTCTTCCAGCCTATCGGCAAATACCCCCGGTCGTACATACACGGGGGGCGAGTGTGAACCTTTGTCTGCTGGGGTATGGATTGCAGCATCCGCTTCATGTTCCGTATATTGTCCACCCCAAGCGCATTCACCCATGCCGTTTTGACATTCAGCCTCTCGTATGTCTCCCTGGTTAGCACCGTTGCGTTTTTACGGCCGAATACGTGCTCTATCGTTCCGTCTTCCGCAGTCAACCCTATGCGCCGCGACTCCTCGGAACAGTCATTCACAAGATAGATCAGGTCAAACAACGGCCTCGCCGGAATGGCGTTCCACAGCGCAAGGCTCTTTCCCCTTCCCAGAACGGCACACCTCATAGCAACGTCTCCATGAACTCAATATACTGTTTCGCCACGTTCCGTATGTCTATGTGATCTGTCTGTGGGGGTTCCCACTTCAGCGAGGCCCACATGGCACTCGCAATCTTGTGTCGATCCACCAATGGGGGGTGATACAAACGCACGGATTTGCCGTAGTATTCCGGGTCGATTTCCACCACATGCTCTGGGGCAATTTCCCGCGTGCCCCCCACGTTGTTTGTTATCACCGGACACCCACACATCTGTGCCTCGACAACGCTGTTTGGACACCAATCAAGATACGCAATGTGTATTGACGCCACCGCATTGGTCATCAGCGCCTCAACCACATCTTGGCTCACCGTCCCCATAAAACGCACATTCGGCACACAACGAGGAGTAACCTTACCTAACACAACCAGCTCTGCATTGGGAATGTTAGCTAGTCCAAATGCCTCAACAATGTCATTCAGCCGCTTGTGTGGGCGCCATCTGGCACATGCCACAAAAGTACGGTCATAGAGTGTTGCCAGCTTTGAGCGCCGCCTCACCACCGGAGCGCCGTTGAATATCACACGATTGGGTATTTTCAGCCCATACGTGGCATACCGCTCGTTCATCTGTTTGCAAAACTGCGACTGATACACTATCCCATCAGCCCGCTTGGCGTGATGCCGTATTTCGTCATTGGGCTTCTTCATCGGACGGTCTGAGTTTATGTGTACCCCGTTCAACCGCAGAATCCGTGGCGCCCCCGTATCCCACTTGAACGATATTCTGTCCAAATAGATGTCGTGCTTTTCCTTGGGAGAGCGTACAACCTTGTGACCCTGCCGCTCAATTTCGTCAGACAGGCGACCCAGAAACTTGTCTTTCCCCGTTGTTCTCCGGCGACTCACATGGATGAGAACTACCACGTTATCCCCTCCGCACGCAAAAGACGCCTCAGCTCATCGGTCTGTTCTTTGTTGTACTTTGGGTGAGCATTGCGGTATGCCTGCATAGATTTACCATGTATGCGGTAAAAAGCAAGCTTCGAGTCTATCTTGTGCATCTTCACGCCGCGATGTTGAAATAATCGCCACATGAATTTATCCGAGCGAGACCGCAGGGTTGCCGGATAATACCCATAATTTTTATGCAAATCCCGCCGATACAGAACCCCCTGAGCATGTATGTCCGGGCGCCGGTCAAAAGACAGTCTGTGCTGCTTCCGCAGAGCTTGAGCATATCCTGCCGTGGAGTTTTTGCCATCCAACTTGTAAGCTATCCCATGAACAAAATCGGCACCTGTTTCCTCAATGGCCTTGAGGGGCTTGGTGATTCCCACGAGCGTTAGCATATCATCGCTGTCTAACATCCTGATATATGGAGAGTTAGCGGCCCGTATCGCGGTGTTTTTTGCCGCAGAATAGCCGAGATTCTCCGCATGGGCCAATACCCGTATGCGGGAATCAACCGATTCCATCATCCGGGCGAACTCCAACGAGCGGTCGGTGGAGCAATCGTCCACCACAACTACCTCAATATCTCTCTCTGGCTGGCAGATACACGACAGCAAACAATCCACGATGTGGCGATCATAGTTATAGAGGGGCACACAGACACTTACTTTCGGCACAATATCCCCACAAACTTCTCCATGTTGGAGTGTCTGCTCCCTATCTTCGGCCACGCATATTGGAAAAACCGTGGTATCTTACGGAAGTCAGGGCGGAGAATAGCTTCGACCGCCTCCTCAATTGTGTCAAAGAGGTGTGCAGTCTCTTCAGTAGCGTAGTCCCGACAACCCCCACGAGGGCTGCGCCGACACACAACCAAACACCCACATAGACCCGCTTCCAGCGGTACATTGTGAAAGCCCTCCAGTTCTGATGGTGCAAACCATATATCACATTTTTGGTATATTTCCCGCATCTGCTCTTCGGTCTTGTCCGGGGCACCCGTGTGAATCACCTTGAACCGCTTCTCGTCCAACCGCCCCAACAAATCGAGGCACATATCCCACCGCTTCGTGGGGTGATGCATGTTCTTCAGACACCCAACAACTATCGGATCTTGTATATTTTCCGATGCCTTGAACCCTGCCATGTCCCACAGGTCATCACCCTCTGGCTCCCACAAATCGTCAATCCCGGCATAGCACAGTTTTGACTTGACACCATGCGATTTGAGCCAATCCCGCAAGTGTTCGGCGTTCACTATGCAATTCACCCACTTCGCCCGCTGAATCAACTTCTCCTCGGGCATCTGCCACAGTTCCTTGCCACGTATCCACCAATAAACCGGCTTTCCCCGAGCATATTTGACGGCATTCTTCACATCCCGTGCACTGACAGCTACGACCACACCATCACCCTCTGGCACCTGCTTGATTGGCTTGGGGTGAGAGAACCATGTGAAAGCATCATAGGACGCCACAACGTCTACATGGTGACCTAGTTCCCGCAGCACCTCGGCAGACTTGAGGATGGTGCGGGAGCCGCCATTGTTGTCTAAACCAGACTTGGGCCCCGAGGCGTGGAAGTAAATGTTCACAAGGTGTCCCTAAGAATTGACACAAGAAGCTTCTCCGCGCCACCATAATCTGGCCCTGATGGCAATGATGATCTCACATGCGCCTCTCGCGCCAACTCAAATAGCCTGTCAGCTTCACGCTGTACGCGCTCAAGAGTCCACTCGCCACGCTTAATGGCCTTAAGCTCTGGGGCATCTTCACGAAACACATGCAACTCACCCTCCACTAAATACTCAATGCCCATTCTGAGAAGACGCACAAGGTGTGCCGCGTTCTTCGTGTCATACCCATGCCTATCAACCAACTGCTTGCGCTTCTGCCCCATATATCCCTGATATGCACCATGTGTCATACGATGTAACTGCCCGTGGGCGTATCCCACAAAGCTGTGATATGCCTTTTTCGACACAAAAAGGGTACGGTTATCAATAAGGCGCTGGCCTGCGGGGGAAATGTGTATGTAGTCCTTGCGCTGGAGCCAGAGCAACCCCAGAACGTTTGGGTTCTGCTTGAGCAACAAACACACATACTTTCGCAACTCGTAGATAACCGAGTCCCACACACCACGCTTACACTCCCGCTGCTCAAACTTCTTGAGCCCATAATAGCACTCAATCGGCCCAACCGCACACCCCATGATGTCCTTGTCGTCTATCGAGTCAGGGCCAACAATCTGTGTACCGTGTGATATTGAACCCATATACCCAAGTAAAATTGTGTTTGGGGGCACAATGTGTGCAATATCTTCCGGTGACATATTGGCTATTTTGATCACGCCACCTCCGGAAAGTTGAGACGCGCAAATTCATCACCGCCCTGTCTTCTAAAGAAGCCCGTTTTTGTCAATAGCATGAAGCACCCTCTCTACCGGCGGATTATAGTCACAGTAACCCGTTCTTCTCGATTGCCCGCAGCACCTTCGCCACGGGCGGATTGTAGTCATCCTGATCCAGCACATATGCCGGAGTGCCCAAGGGGTTCCAATCACGGACGTAACGGTTCCAATTGCGCGACTTTTTCCACCCCACCCGCCACCTTCGCCGATCCGTAATCACCAAGTGGTTCAACCCACACAGGCTTGCCAAGTGTGCCGGGCCGCTAGACTCTGCAATAAACAAGTCAGAATTACACATGATGTTACACAGCTCTTCCAGCGGCACCCCGCGCTTGTCCCCGCCCCAACACCGCGCCCCATCGTATGTGCCCACAAAAGCAATCTGGTATCCATTCAGCTCCTTCACCAGCTCCTGCCACTTCTCGTCCGGCCAATTTCGATGAACGCCCTTGTTCAAATTCCGGGCGTGTATCACAACATCGTACCCCGGATGAGAACCAAGCACCCCATAGCGTATGAACTCCTGCTTCAGGTGCTTTTTTCTTTGCAGCCGCTTGGTATAGTGTACCTCTGTCACCTCATCCTCTGGCTCACCCGTATACTCAAAATCACTCACCAAATACCGCTGCCAATCCTCGCACTCCACTTTTACCTTGTGCTTCTGTGACAAATACCGCAAATGCCCCTGCCAGCGCATCAGAAACCACCCAAACTCAGCATTCGCCTTCTTGGCAAGTATCATCCCCAATACTCCCCCTCCACCAGCAACTTTTCATCCACCCTGTCACCGTGGCAGTAGTTCGCCAAGTTCTCCCCGTGGATTATCTGCACCCACCGATGCCCACCCTCCAGCCGATGTACCTTAAACATCTCCCCAATTTTCGTATGTCTGTGCGCCAAAACCGTATGCACCTTCGTTTGCGGCTTCTCCACCAATGTCAGAAACGGGTTCCTGAGATACCGACAATGGTAGAGCTTCCTCTTCCTGGGATTCCAAATCCACCCTGTCGGAAACACATAAAGACCCGTTTTAGTGCGCCTAAGAAACCGCTCTTGGATTTTCTTGATGTAATCAACATGGAGCGCATCATCGTTATCCAACCGCGAGGTGATGAGCCGGTCAACCGTCGGCTTTCCAATCCGCACTTTAATCCCCTGCCTGAAATTGTTGGCAAACAGAATCTCGTGTTTGGGGTGCAAAATGGCCGTTGCTCGTTCAACGTAATGCCGTGGTGTTGCCGGATCAAAAACCACAAGCCATGTAAAGTTCTGGCAGGTCTGATTAAAAACAGACGGAACACAGTATTTCTCCCAGAGCCGGAATCGTGACACCATCCATTGTTCGGGGTCAATCCGGCCGCCCCCAACGGTCTTCTGTGCCCTTGAATAGATTCCCAAATTCCACCGTGTGAGGAGATAATGCTCAAAGGTGGGCGTTTGTCCTAGTTTCATAGAAGCTCTTGTCGCAATATGGTTCGGCGCCGCCCCACGGCTGCATCTTGAGCAGCTTCACCACCCGCCACGGAAACTTGTTGGTATATTTCAAGATTGACTGATTGTTTTTGAGCCACTTGGCACGCTTCATCTCTGAGCGTGGGTGCCATTGGTGAGTCAGAGTGCGCGGATACGATGAATATGTGCCCGACACATACCGCGCCCGCAGAGCCAAATCATTGTCCGGGCCAGACAGTTCCCGTATCCACTCGTTGGCCCCACCCATCTCCTTCCACAGACTGCGCCCAAACACGACCACCCCGCCCTCCTGAACACCGGGATTGGGCCAATCGTCCCTGTCCTTCCCGCCATCCTTTCCCCTGTAGACCAGCCGGTTCCAACCAAAGCCCCATTGGAGATTGTTCTGCTTCAGCCATTGTGTTACATCCCACACATATTCTGTTCCCTCCCCAATCACATCCATATCAGCAACAAACACCCACCCCGCCGTAGACTCTCTAAACCCTCGATTCACCAGCCACTGCTTGTTAAATTCGTCCGAATCATCATACATGGGCTTGAAATTAACTATCAGCCTTTTTTGTGACGCAATCCATGTTCTTTGTTGAACAAGATTGGCCTGTCGATATTTGTCTGGGCGCCAAACCGGCACTATCCAATCAACTGTTATCATGGTTGTTTCCTACAACGTCCGCGCAACGCCCGAAGGCTGCGCCTATAATCCCAATTCCATAGTGACCTGCGTAGCCTTTGGGCTTGCGCTGTTGCACGCTGTGCCGGGGCACTCCCCATGTCCGGCGCGCGCGTCTTCGTCTTGTCTGAAAAGGTTTGTCTGTGCATGCCAGCGTTCCAACCGCTTGACTGCCACATCAATCCATCGCTCATCTACTTCAATTCCGATTGCCTTGCGCCCCGTGTCCAGTGCGGCTATAAGCGTAGTGCCACTACCACAAAACGGATCGAGAACTGTGTCTCCGCGCATACTGTGCAAACCGACAAATTGACGAACAAGCGCAAGGGGTTTCTCGTTTGGATGTTCCCTGTCACGCGGGGGCATTGTGCGCACAATATTTGACACTGCGGTATCCGGGTCAGACCACCGCAACCGACCACCAGCGCGATGCGCAATCATCAGCATTTCGTGGTCGCGCCGATAGCGCCACCCCATGCCAGGGCCGCGTGCCGTCTTGTCCCAAATCACGGAATGGAAAAACACCAGACCGCAAGTATCCATGCGTTGCGCCACCCATGCGAACGTGGGACGCGGGCCGCCGCCGCCGCAGCAGCAGCAGCAGCAGCAGTCGCGCATAAGCACTCTTGCGGCCTGCACAAGCATGCCGTCAACTACATTCCGCATGTCGTCGGCACCGTCATTGGCTATCGCCTCTACCGGGCGCTGCCGTGCTCCGGCCACCCCAACGCGAGCAGCGGCAAGGTCTCCGTCGTTGTTCCCGTGTCCGTATGGCGGATCTGTCCAGAGTAACGCGACGGAATCAGCGGCCATGTCTGCCATTACTTCCCGGCAGTCGCCATGCCACAACGTCACGTCTTTTGTCTGGTATGCTATCTTCATTGCCTTTGTCTTTTCCCGCGCGCGCTTATAAATTGGTTGCCCCGGTATTGCATACAACTAGTGCTATGATCTACTTCTGTCCCTGCGCCCGTCCATGTACTCCCTAACATTGTCCAGTATCGTCTTGATTTCCTTGTCCTGTTCAACTATTGAACACAGGTGCTTCCACATTGGGTCTTCCTCCAGCCGAAACCACTTCTGGAAATTCCCGGCAGAAATCCGCCGAGCCATCTTGCGGTTTGACCCCCACCGACCGTCAAACTTGAAATCACCAAGATGAATTTCCTTGTACTTCTTGTGGCGCCTGTTCCCCCTCTTGGTGGGACACTTCATCCCTGCACCGGCACAGATGTCCCACAGCATCCGCTCATCATCCTCGCGGTATCTGCCTATTTCCCCCACCCTGACCTTCTCAAGCATCTCTGTGCGCAGTTCCTGGGTCTTCACATACCAATCAGGTACACGGGTCATCATACACCCACCAGCTATCCTCTTGGCCCGCTCATCTGTCCCAGACGCCCGCTTTGGCCCCCTGCGCGACCAGTAATCCTCCCCCCACGCATCGGCCTTGCGTGCATAGTAGGTAAGGAAATCTGGCTCGTGGGGCAGGAACACAAAGTCTACATCGGTGTGATAGACCCACTCGTACTGCATGTATTCACGCGGCCCCGGAAGGAACCGCAGCGCGTTTGTCGTGGACGTGTAATTTGGGAAGCCGGGGAAGGTGTCTTGGAGTATGAGCGGATACAAGTCCGCCTCACAGAGAGCCACCCGCGTAATGTGGTCAAGTTTCCCGCGAAGGAAAATCTTAACATCACATTTGACGGCCCGCTGGAGAGAATAGCAAAACAAGGGAATGTAGTGCTGAAAATGGTCAGCAGTAACCACCGTGGATACGCAGGCTTTCATGCCATCTCCGTAAGATTTTACAGGCCGATTTCCTTACAGGATTTCACCACCCGAACCTCTCCCTCGCTCACGCACTCTCGCGGCACCAACCAATCTGGATACCACAGGTCAAGCAATGTGCCATACTTCAGCGGGATAAACCCACAATGATGCGACCCGCCAATGTTCACCCGCTCCACAACGCCGCCATCTATCGCCCACGCTGGCACACCCTTGAACGTATAGCGCTTGAGTTTCCCATTCTTGGGACGCTTCATATCCACATCATACGTGTGCCAATAGTACCCATCATGCTTCACCCAGCAAAAAATGTCCACATGGACATTGCCCATCATGTCTGCAACATCTTCTCTGGGCTTCAGGCCCATGTAGAGGGTCTTGCCGGTTGTGTCTGAGACAATGCGGTTGTCCACCACCCACCCATTGCTCTTGCAAAAATTGGTGATGTAAATAGGCTGAAACTCGTCGTAGAAAACGCCCACATCCACATCGTCGCACTTCTTCGGGAATTTCGGCTCTTTGCCCTGCGCTACCCGCATGTCTGACCGCACAATGGACAACATGGTTCCAAAGCAGAAAAACCACTTCATGGGCCAGAAATTAAACCCGGAGCACACCACCCGGAAGATGTAGTCCCACCGAGGCTTCATTTGGTCTTGTGTGCCCCTTTGACCTTCCCCTTATTCACCGATGCGTAGAAAACCTCCATGCCCTTCTTGGAGCCGTACTGCTTCTGCATCGACTTCTTGACCTTTTTGCCCTTCTTCGTAAGCGGCATTACTTCTTCCTCTGTGGACACTTCTGGCCAGCCTGCTGGCGCCGCCCCTTGCCGCTTGTACGCTGCTGGTAGCTGCCCTTGTACGGGCCAGTGCCATCACGCTTGCCTCGCGCATTTTTACCCATTACTTCCCCCTTTTCGTATACTTGAGAACGCCAGATTTGCTCACACGGTTGGCAATCTTCTTGTTTTTCTCCCGTGCCTCTGCCCGCCGCTGTGCCTCAGTCTTTTTCTTCGCCATGCTGCATCTCCTCTGTTAGGTAATCCCCACGGACTACCGTTTCAATGTCTCCCAAAACCTCGTTTGAAAACAAGCGCCGCCACGTATGCCCGATTTTCCCGTGCTGTACGAGTGCCGCAACAATGTCCAGAATGAGAACCCGCGTCATCTCCAACTCTCCAAAGAGAGTCATAGAATGAGCTGTTTCGTCTTCAAGGGCGTCAACAAGCTGCGAACCTTCTTCCATACCAACCAATCTCCGTCCCTAATAAACCCATTTTTGGACAAAAAATCAATGCTTTCCTTGGACGATGCCGACACCTGCGTTTTGATTTCCTCAAAACTGTTCTTCATGTCAGAAAGCACCGACGAACCAAAGCCCTTACGCCTCTGGGCAGGCTTGATGTAGATATAATAGATTATGGCAGCGTCTGCTTCAACCACCACCTTCACAAATCCGGTATACCGCTTCTGCTTCCCACGGTACACAAGCCAATCATACGGCACCCCGGCGGATGGCTGCACCTCAACTGACAGTTTCACGCTATCCCCAACGGGTCTGGGTGAAGTGTTGCGCTCGTTTTGCGGTAGTAGTGCTGCACGATTGGCTTTGGTTCCTCGACATACCCAAACTCTTTCAGGCGATTCACCAACGAACACAGGGCAAGCGCAACCTCCATACCTTCCTTGTCCGGCTCACCACCCTTTTTCCGCACAAACTCGTCCAACTGACCCACCAGCATCTTGCACTTCTTCAGTATGCGTATTTGGCCCCGCTCAATCATCTGATTGAGTATCGCATATGAAGCCATTTCGTTGTACAGGCTGTTTTCCACAAACAGCAATCCGTATTCTAGATACTGCATGGACAAATCATCAGCATCACGGGTAAACATCTCTTTATTGCCCACATATTCATGCACGGTTGTTGGGTGAAATTTTGTTGTTATCGCGCCCACCACTTCCCGAACCGTGGGGTTATATGTGTTGAACTCGTCGTACACCGTAAGCGTGCCAGTCCAGACGGCCCCAATTGCCGCTGCCTTGAGGTTCTTGTGGTGGTATACCGACACAAAGTTCTGATTTCGCTCATTGCAGACCATGCTTTTGACGGGAGCATTGTCATCCACCCGCAAATGCGACAACCGGGGGCTAAAATGGGGCAAAACCCGCGTGTCTATTACCTCATTGGCGAAGTTCATGCAGGTCACATCAAAGTAGTCTGGACTCTCGACCCCCCGTTTGACCATTGCTTCTTTCGACTCCAGCCGCCATTTTCCATGTTCAGAAAAGCGCTCTGGAACGGAAAGCTGCGTTCTCAGTTTAGCGTGGTCAGGTATGGCAATAAGCCCGTCCAAATCGTGTTTGACACCATCATGCACGAACTCATATGTCTTCTCAAACCGCCTGCGAAGCCTCATTGCCAGTTCTGCCCGCCGGTTGAGGCACCGTTGTGCCGCCGTTCGTGTGTCCCCGTCCAGCGGGATTGAGCTTGCCGCCCCTCGATAATCTACCGGCACGGGCCGAAAGCTGGGTTCCATATCCTCAAATGTGGACTTGACCCCCACCCCAACGGCAATGGGGTCATACTGGAGCATGATGTCCTGGTTCTCATCCGCAGCAGAAGCCCCGTGTTCCGCAATTCTCGTGGTGTTGTTCAAATCCCACTCTCGCATATCGCCGACAACGATACCCCGACGGTGCTGATAGACCGTTCGGTTTGTTCCACCAGCCGCCACATCCATCGCGCCCATCCGCTCCTCGGACGTGTACTCAACCTCACCCTTATCTATTTTGTTCCAAAGCTGTACGGCGGCCGCCACCCAGTCTGACGGAATGCACGTTCCCCCGGCAAACGCATCGAGGCTCTTCAACACCTCCTGCTGCACAACGGCCTTAGAATGCGTTTCCTTGTAGTTTTCCAGCCAATCAGGAGTCTTTCGTGGGTCATCCCACCAATCGAAGCTAAACACATCAATTTTGCCTGAGGTTAATTTCTCTGCATAATCGTTGTCTCTGCCCATCGGCGTTCCGGTGTAAAACACACAGGGCGAGTTTGAACCAAGGTTGGAGTCCACCAGCTTGTCATGTTGCACCTTGGCCCACTCATCAACGTCATACTCGGACGCGCGACCCCCTCTTCCCATATTGTCACCCTGCTGGCCGGTGATAGTTGCCTGGGTCACCGGGTTGTATATCTGCATGATTTTGTCGTACTTGTTGTCCTCGTTGTGGAATTCCAACGGCAGCATCCACAGGGGCACGGAGTAGATGATTGTCCTGAGTTTTTGGAACAGGGAATCAGGGTCATTTTTGGAATCGACCTCCTCCGCCTTCAATGATCCGAAACGACCCTGAAACCCGTCTTCAAAGAACCAATGCCATGCCTGATTGGTGACATTCATCCACGAGACACCGACATCCCGGCATTTGAAAACAATCCCGCCCTTGTTCCGCAGGTAGTGGTCTTCGCGCCACTTCTGATACTCGATCTGCTTGGGGTACAGAACGAGTGGCAATTTCATTGGAAAACCATATTTGGTGAGGTGCGGATTGAGAATGTAGCAGAAATAGTCAATCCAATAGAACAAGTCGTTCTTGCTGCGCTCGATTACGGCCTTTTGGTAGAACTCGGCCTTTTTGCCATCAGCGCCTTCTTTGCACGCCTTCCAGATAGGATAGCGTGCCCCCTGAATCTCCCGAAGAGGCTTTTTGGCGTCGGCAATAGTCTTTTTCAGGAAGTCTTCTTCGACATCAATCCGACGGGTTCCGTCACCAAGCCGCTCTTCCAACCTCCCAAGCGTAGCTAGAAAATCTACCTGTAGCTGCGTCAAGGATTTCTGCTGGCGTTGCGGCTGGGTCAAGGCCGTGCTCCTGACAGAATTTCGCCACTTTCAGGATCATCGCCCTCCGGTGCTCTTCCTGTTTCAGAAACATCTCCAGTTCCTCGTCCACCGAACCACTCCTTCAGCTTCTGACGTTGGGTGGGAGTGAAGTTCCCACGGGCGGTCTTTGACAGCTTGCCCATAAGGGTGAAATATGATACACCAAGAAAATCGGCGATCTCCCGCCGTTGTGCTGGCGACAGGGGCCGAATTTTCACACGATATATTTCATCCACCAATAT